GCCTGCCTAAAAAGTCTGCTGGGTCATATGAACCTGCATGCCACATGCCGCCTACTTTAATCTTTACTCCTAACAGTTCAGCCATATACTTGAGTTGGATCACAGTGGGATTCCAAGCATCTGTATAGAGAAAATAGTCTCCGTCTTTTATTTCACCTTTGCAAAACTTTTCAGCAATAATTTCCAACTGTTTAGATTTGTACACGTTAGTGCCACCAAAGTTTAAAAATGCACCAGGAGTAGTTGCTTGTGGAGTTTCGCCTCCTGATATAGTAATCACTTCACAATCAGTGTTCTTTTGAATTTGCTTAGGCAAATGTTTCTTCCACTGTGCTGTGTAACGTGTTTCAACTGCTTCTATGTCTACTATGTATACTGTCATCAGTTTGTTTGTTTTTCATAAGTGCATGAGCACCCATTTTCTCCATCTTCCGACACATCAATAGTAAGTTGCCTTCCAGGATATCTTGTTTGTATTGCTATCGCTAAATCATCTGCAATCATTTCACATGACTTATAATCAAGTTCTAGTGTGCCTTCATATAAATTTTCTAACCATCTTTTAAACAAAATAAATTCTATGTCTCTATCATCATGAAATACTTCTATCATTACTTTGAAATGAAAGATGTGTCTGTGTGGATATCCTAAAAATTCTACACCTTTAAGATCTGGATCTGTCAGTGCCGCAGGATATTTGTGAATACCTTCTTTACGAAATGTTACCCAAATATTTTTCATATTATTTTGTCCTTTCCATATTCTGCCCAATCAGTAAAATGTTGTTCAGTCATCATGTCTCTTACTGACCAACACCATACTCCTGGATTGGTTGCCTTGTAATCACTGTCATCTAGTTTGATAACAACATTGCCTTTCATCTGCATAATATTTTCTATTGGCAATGCATATACTACCGTGAATTTTTTATGTTTTAATAAATCATCGATGCCTGGAATTTTAGGAGTTATAGGAGTATCCAAAGTCACATAGTAGTCTTCAAGTAACACTTTGATAATTCTCTGTAAACTTTCATAATATTCACCGCCTAAGTGTTTCATTGAATGATTAGCACCAAGATATATGTGTGTGGCATTATTCTTTTTTGCCATTGCTTTAATTTTTTTAGAACTGTGTACTCCTACCACAAACAATGTTTCTTTCCCATGCGTTGGAGTTTTTTCAACTTCTTTTCCTGTAAAGAAAACTACGTTATCTTTTACGCCGTCATCATAATCACGTTTCATTTTTATCTAACGCCTCCTTGTATTTTAATTTTTGTTTCTTAAGATCCAACAGTTCTGCTTTGTGTTCCCATGCTCTTACTAACTCTCTTTGTGCTTCTAGTTGTTTCACACGTTTTTTTATACGTTTAAGTTCTTGTTTGATATCAATGTCTTGTTCTTGTGCTATCATTATATCTCCTCAAATAAATTACTAAACATAGTTGATGCATTTTGCGTTTTTTTGCCTGTTGCTCCTCTAGTCCCGATTATACTCATCCAATATTTGTTGTACTCTTCTATTATAGCATCTGCTACTTGTCTGTCATCCGTTGCAAATATGGCTTCGACAATGTCACGTAACATAACTGTATCAAATGTTTCTTGCACCAGCATTTTTGGTATTTTGCCAGCATCATACTGTCTATTTGCTTCTTGCACTGCATTGATATGCATCCAAACATTGTGTCCCATCATAATGCCATATGAGAACGAGTCCCATGATGTTTTGCCCTCCTTACCGATTTTATTTAGGTCGCCGGCTCCGTATATGCATATATCTTTTGCTGTAAGTCCGTTACTGATAGGAGAGTCTAAGAAACTAGAATGTTTGCCTTCTCTAACAAATGCTTCTGCAAATGGAGTTGTATCTGTTGAAAATGTTTTGTTATCAATACTCGGCACCATTCTATAGACCCATTTTTCTCTGTCATTGGTCTCAAGTTCACAATAAATCTGTCCATTGGCTGTTGCTAGGAAAGGAGATGCACAGTCAAATGTAACAGTGAAATTAGGATTGTGATATTTTCTTACTGCTCGTTGTATGTCAGTGAGCAATGTGGCCCATTCGAGTTTAGATGTTCCTAAGAAGTGCATAAAGTCATGTTTGCCTTTTTCTAGAAGGCCATCAAAACGCAGTGCTACTAACCTCTTTAACACAAGATGAATATCACACATGTTCTGTCCACCCATGGACCAACCATTGAAATGATCGGAGTACACTTTAGGATCACAATAATCTTTCATTTTTTCATACCAGTCATCTGCGTCTGCATGATTCTCACCCTGCAACACATTTAAAAATTTACAGTTGCCATTACGGTTCTTCATNAAGTAGTCATTGTTAATACGTGTGGCATCTACTGCTTCTTGATATGTGCTAATGCCTGTCGCTTTCACTCCTGCAGGTGAACGTGCTACCCAGGCAGGAATATCTAATATCATACCATAGTCCATATAAGCATCCATCCAAGCAAGAACTTGTTCACGTTTTTTCTTGGCACGCGGACAATTAATGTCCTTCCAATCGCCTTCCCATACACCTTTACCTATTTGAAATCCTCCAGAATCACCGAGCAACCATGATGTATTTCTATCACGATTACGAATCATATCTTCTTTAGGAGCGTCTTTGTTAACGTCTAATTCTGCATGACCGGCTGAGTATAATGTCCAATTATATTCAAACAGAGAATCTTTTGGATTAAGCCAATTAAGACTCTCCATATTGCCATTGAAGTTTGCAGGCATACGTGCTGGATCAACATATGTATTATCAACACGTTGCTTGCCTACAAAAGTCGCATAGAATCCACTGAGAGCCGGAAGGAACACAGCATAATCTTTTTGCTCAGCAGTAAGATTTGTATGCATCTATTTTGTTTGTGCAGGTAGTATGTATTGATAATTGCCGATGCCAGAGTCAAGTGTTATCTGCAGAGCACCATCATCTGAAAAACTCATTTCACATGTATTGTTTTCAGCCAACTTTAAGATCTGTGTAACTTGTGCAACTGGCCATGACCAGGATTTGCTCAATGCTCCTTCGATGCCTTTTGCAAATACAAATTCACCTGCATGTGATGAAGCATCACCAAAATTAAATTTGATTGTGTCCCCATCTGTGCTCACAGTGAATACTTGTTCTTCCGAGTTTGCCTGTGCTTGAAAATTTAATCTTAGTATGTCTGGCATTGTTGGCTTGATATTCACATGCCAATTTACTCCTCTAAATTTTACTGACTTTAATTTTTCATTTACAATTTCAGAATTCATAAATCTATAATCATTTTTAAAGTCTTTGCTGTCATTTTCAAAGTGTAAACCTACAGGAACAACTTCTCCGTTACGATCCTGCGTGTTGACTGTGATTTTAGCACTGTCTTTGTAGACAGGCAGTTTTAGTAATATATCTAGTTTGCCTAAGTTGGGCATTCCAAATGTGCCTTGCATTTCTGCAACTGGATTTTTAAAGTCTGCCTTGACAACAACTGATCTATCCTCAGCCATTGCATCCATTGATGTGCTTTTGTCATCACCTACAATCTTCACTAGTTCTATAAACCCTAATGAATGTGTGTGTTGAACGATGTCTTGTAGTATATCTTTCATGCTGTGTATCTCCTTATGATTATTATACGTGTAATTAGGTCTAAAGTCAACTGTTATACAGGTTCCATTCTAGTAGGAAACACCTTTACGGAACTGATTGTGCCCGGTTTTTGAATATGGTAGAATGTGTAACCTTTATCTACATGCACATGATATCGATAATCCAATCCAGCATCTATGGTCATTTGTTTAAAGATGTCTATGGTACACCAACATCTTTTTTTGTCTACAACTTCTTTAAACTCATCTTCAGTTTCGGCATCGGAAGCGTGTATAATTGCTTGGCCTCCTGGTCTTAGAATCAAAGCAATATGTTTCAAATAATTTCTTATTTGCTCTAAAGATAGGTAAGGAAAATAGTCAGTGCTGATTACATTACCAATCTGTCCATATGGAACATCAAACTCATTAATTTTTCCTGTGTGAACTAATTTTTTTTGTCTAAACATGGTTGGCACCGCAAGGTCTGTTCGTTGTAATTTTTTCTGTACCCAATCTACCAAATATTTTTGATCGAATGAATTTGTCAATACATAAACCAGCATAGACTTTACACCTAAATGACAGTTGCTAGGATCAGTAGGTGCCATAATAACCATGGGCAAACGCCAATCACTCTGTGATATCATCCATTTGTTTATGTATTTTTCAACCACGTAACCTTGCTCCAATGTTCTTGTGCGGAACCACTCTTCATCAAATCCGAATGTAGCCTGTGCTTTACCGGCGTCCTCACTTAACAGACTCATTGCATGATTGGTTGCATTTATTTCTTTTTTAACTTTTTTAAGTGTAGTTTCTATCTCTTGTTTATACTCGTGGAAGTCTTCTGCGAATGCTAGTTCTAGTATTTCTATTGCTTGTTTAATTTGATGTCTTGAAACCATTACGCAAATAATTTATCAAATGTATTCTCTGCTTCTGAATTGCCTAGATCCCAATTAAGCACACCTATTAAATTATCTAATTTTTTGTTGATTAGAGTTGCCTCCATTTCAGCATCAGCAAAAGGCATCTCTTTGAACCAATCAGGAATACGCAATTCATCTGTTGGATATGCAATTGATGTGTAACCCATAGGATTGGCTTTCAGTTTACACACAATACATTTTTGTCCGTCAATAATGTCCATAGAGTATCTGTCGTTGTAGACTCTTTTTAGAGTGTTCCAGTTTATTGCGGCTCTTACATGACCAGGCATGTTTACTTTGCCTTTGCGTTTTTCACGTGAATGATATTCTGTCAGTTTGTTTACACGTCTTGGAGATCCTTTTTCCCACCCAGGCATCTTTTTAAATTCTAGTCTGAAGCCAGCAATGAAATCCATAACTTCCTCTTCACCTGTGCCGATCAGGACCCTGTCTAAAATGTCTGACAAAAAGTTCTGAATGTACGCTGGAGTGTCTGAACGTTTCAAATCAAGACCCATTGCTTTTATTTTGTCTACTTTTTCACCTTCGAGATCATACAGTTTTATAGCATATCTTTTTTTAGTGATGAACAATCCTTTTGTGCCAACTGCTTCTCTACCAGACACGATCAGTTTGCCATAAGTGGCCGGACAGTTAAAAGCCTGCTCCATATACCTTGGAAAGGATTTATTAACTTCTTCTGCTACAGAGTCATACAGTTGTACAACAGAGTCTTCTGTCCATGGCACATTGCCTGCATCTATTTCTTTCTTTAGTGGCTGATAGGCCGAGAAGTAAACAGAATCAGTGTCTCCATATATAACAGAATCACCTCTGTAATCATATTCGCCTGTGATAATTTCATTTGTTTTTGCCGCCATATGCTTTGTGATACATCTTCCTGTAAGTGTTGTTGATTGTCCGATCCTTATATCAAAGAATCTACACCCTGGATTCAAAATAGCACCATATAGACTGTTTAGATTAATTTTTTTAACAAGTTGCCTTTTATCCCAAAATGCTTGTTCAACTTTGTTGCCTGCCGCTATGGCCTGTCTCATTTTTTTCTGTAACTCTTTTCTTTCTGCATACCAACGTTCCAGCAGTCCAGGAATAACTCCTGCAAATTCATGTGTAAAAATTGTACCATTTGCACTTAAGAACCATGGTTGATCTTTGTTGTATATCAATTCATAAACTTCTGCCGCACTTAAAATATTTGTTTCGCCATTCTCCCAATCAATAGTGATGCTCTTGGCTCTGTCTTTACGCATAACAGAAGAATACTCAAGTGTGCCAAACTCACCTTCCCATGCACCTGCAAATGACATCTTGTTGGCCATCTTGTGTTCAATAGAAGCATCAGTGTCTAACGGACGTAATTGACCTACAATAGTTTCCGGACCCATATTCAATGCTCTGATCACAGAAGGATACAGTGAATTGATATCAATTGACCCTATCCAGTCATGCAGGCCTTTTTTAGGATATGCCACATATGCACCCGCGGCTGGAGTCGATCCTGGCTCGCGTTTTACTCTGTCTGGCACAACCATGCCACGTCTGTGTGCTTCATTGATGATGCCTTGTTCAGTCACTGCCACAGCACCCATTGTAGTTTGAATCAACACTGTGTTCTGATGAGCAAGTTCATTAGACAGTGCTATAAACTTTAATTTTTCATCTAGTCTGCCCAACAATGCAACGTCTTGTCTGTTATATTCAATAAACTTTACAAAGTCTTTGTTGTACAATGTATCAAGTGTGCCTTCATATGGAGTCTTCTGTTCACCCAACTCCATTTTCGAAATAAAATCCAACGCATATGAATGTCTTTCTTCATAGGTATATTTTCTATACAGTTGCATGTAATCCAAATGTACACGACCAATTATGTCATACGTTTGTTCTTCATTGCCAAATCTTTCAAACATTCTTTTGCGTGGCATAGCATTCCACAAACACAGTCGTCTTGTATCATCTTTGCTTAANACTTTTTGTATTCTATTCACAGTGTAAGGAATATCAAATCCTTCTGAATTCCAACCTGACAGCACGTCAGCATCTTCAACCAGTGTAATAAATTTGTCCAACATATCTGCTTCAGTAGGACACAACATAGTATTTTCAAACTCCTGTTCTATAATTTCAGGATTGGGGAAATCTTTGGGAGGTATAGCAAGTGATATCAATTGATCACACCATTGTAGATACACAGTAATTGATATTATAGGCGCCCATGCGTCAGCAGGTTTAGCATAGCCTTTGGCCGGGTCAAAATCAACCTCTATATCAAAAAAACAAACTTGCAGTTCAGGAGCATCTTTGTTAAGATAATTTTCTTCAAGACATCTAAAGATAGGATTTATATCAGATTCATACAGACGTTTGCCATTTTGCATGGCCACTTCACGTTTGAATTCTTTTCCAGACTTAGTTGCTATTCTTGAAACAGGTGTGCCGAATATGGATTTGAATTTGCCTTTTGGATCATCATAGTATCCTACGTATCTTGCAGGATATTCAAGATACTTTCTTTCGCCATTTATTCTTTCGACTACAGATATCTTGTCAGAATCTCTATCAAATAGTGCATCAACATAACTCATTATGTAATATAATTTATAAACAATCCGCCTATGCCAACAAGTGCAAGGACTGAATTAGTTACAATTAGTGCAGGTTCTTTCCACAGTATAGAAACGGTTAACCAAGCCAACCCGCCAATCACTAGCAATATAGGACCTTGTGGATAATATCCTAATGAATTGACACCAGTACCGATGACCAGTAAACTAGTGCCACTCCATTTTAAGATGTTTATAGGATTCATTAGGCTTTTTTAGCCGCTTCCAAAATAGTTTCTAAGTATTCAAAATCTTCTCTCTCTGCTGATAATGATTCTTTGAACGCAATGTTTACTGCTTTAGTAAGCACTGCTGGTTTTATTTCCATTTCTTCTGCTACTGCTTTTACAGTATCTCTCAGTCCTTCTGAAAGATCTTTCACTTCTTGTTTAACTTTGATGCCATCGTTAATGACTTGCGTCAACTTGGCCACTTCTTCTGAATTAAAAACTTTGTTCATAAAAAACTCCTTGTTGCTAGTATACAATCACTTGCAAAATTTGTCTATTGTTATTTTTTGGTTTTGACGTTGATTGGTTTTTTGCCTGCACCGCCTGACTGCTTGCCAGGTCTGCCTGCTTTGCGTTGTGCAGAACGTTTTCTGCTCACTGCTGATGCTTTTTGTTTCTTANTCATTGATCTTGCTTTAGAGGCTGGTACGCATTTAGCATATCCTTTTTTGTCACCTGATGTTCCACACTCNGGATGACCGCCACCTTTTTTCTTTTTGGCAATGTTTACCCATTTATCTTTGAACCATTTTCTAAGACCACCTTTGTATGCTTCACTGATTACTAAATTNTTACAGTGTATGCAAAAATCTACCCCNTCATCTAGTGCTTCTACNTCAAAGTATCTTTTGGCTGGTCTGTGCTTGTTTAGTTTNAGTCCTCTGGATCCAGGAGACACTGGTTTTGCTGTTTGATAATGTACAGGTATGTCCATTAGTTCAGCGAGTTTCATACTGTTATTTACTTGGTTTTTCGCGTTCGAATTGAGTCATGTATGAATCATCTGTCCATGATTCTTCTCTGGTATTCTCAACTGTGTAAAAATTCTGGTCAATCAAATATCCAGGATTTGCTTGTAGTCTTTCTTCCATAAATGCATCATCATACCACACTGTCCTATTGTTAGGATATGCAAAGAAGTTTCCATCATCCATTCTAAACATATGAGCACATTTGTGTTCAGGATCTTCTGAAAAGTTGCAGTCTAAGAAACTGGCTTTGTCTTCCCATGACCAGTCAATAGTAAACATATAGGTACCCTTACGCTTCTCGCCCTTCCAATCTAGCAGTTCCGCTCTACAGTTTGCCAGTCGGTTTCTGCGTTGCACGTTCACATATGGTGAAAAACAATCCCAATATTGATGTATGTTAAGATCATGTTTAGGAGCATCTTTCTTCCATACAAATGCATGGATAGGTCTACGGGTCCAATTAACTCCGTTTGGCAATAAACATTCAAAAAGTAAGGCTCTTCTTTCCAATGATGCCACACAGTGTACGTCACAGAATGTAAATTCACCATGTCCTTTAGTGTGATCGTAGAGGTATTCGTTTTTGATATATGCTGAAAATGGGGGTATGTTGTGGTTCAAATATGACATACTCATACTTATAATAACCTAGGCATGAAAGGTTATAAGTAGATTTGTGTCACTATATTGTTCATACACAGACAAGCATCTTACTATTGATACCTTAGGTAGATTAAAGGCGTGTTGTTTTTCAGAACCTCTAGCACACAGTCTTGATCAAGTAGATGACATCACAGATTTCTGGCACAATTCAAAACAGTGGACCACTCTTAGAGACAATCTCAATAATGGAGTACGTGACAGTAGATGTAATGAATGCTGGAAGATGGAGGATAAAAATTTAAAAAGTTTACGGCAACGAGTAAATTTCCCACACGAACCTGGCAAGTTACAATCGTTGGAACTGACCATTAGCAATCAATGTAATTTGGCCTGTAGAATGTGTACTAGTGCTAGAAGTTCTATGATAGCCAAAGAACGCAGACCGTGGGACATATACAATGATCAATCTGTGCATTGGTTACAAGATACAAATAATCTAGAGAAGATAGAAAAAATGATTATAGAGAATGATATAAAAGATTTGTATCTTGCAGGTGGAGAACCTCAGTTGATAAAAGAATACATTCCTGTGATGGAAATGTGTGTCAAGAATAAAAGCAAATTTTGTAATCTACATTTGGTAACAAATGGCACTGTGTACAATGAAAAGTTTTTTGAAATAGTAAAGAAATTTGACTCCGTGATAATTGAAATAAGCATAGATGCTACTGAACAAACCTATAACAATATAAGATACCTAGGCGATTGGGATAACTTTACAACACACACTGATCGCATACTGAAGTTAGTGAATACTATAAATGATACACCGTATAAAAAAGCCAGTATCATGTGGAGCATAGTTCAGCAATTAGCCAATATAGATCATTGCAACGAACTGTCTGCTTATTTTAAATCTTGTAAAGATAAGATGTTGCCTGACACAGATGTTGTTTATTCTGTATTAACCATCACTGATTATGATGCATGGAGAGTAGATGCACTGCCTATAGAAATATTACAAGAGGCCAAAGATAGAATTGTTCTGATGGTACTAGTTTTGCAGATGAATGGAAAGCAAATATAGAAAACGGAATCAAGTACAATGTTTGTAACAGCGAACATATATCCAAAGTTTTTGAGTATGAAGATTGGTACAAATTAAAATACAATCAATGCATATGGGATATAAATCCTAAATGGAAAGAGACTTACCAGTTACGACAAGACCAATAACGTGCTTTTGTTTTAGGTCCTGGATTGTCACAGTTGTGTCTTGCTCTAAATGATCTGCGTCTAGCAGGATTTGATTTTCTTATTCTCATGGTTGGTCTTTTAGCAGATGTGCCGCCATGTCCAAAGTTTACTTTCTTAATGTTGCCTGTTTTAGGATCTTTTACGTATACTTTGAATTTCTTTACATCACCACGCATGGGTTTGTTCAGTGATACTTTTCTTCCTTGATACTCTGCTTCCCATATTTCACTTTCAGGAAATCCTAAAATGCCGAAAACTTCATTGAAGTCTTCGTAATCTTCTAGTGTAATTTCATCTTCTAATGGAAAATCTTTGTAATCAAACAGTTCAGTTAGTATCATTTTTTCTTCTTCTTACCCATTCTCCAACCACCGCCCATTTTCTTATATTCTTTGGCCGCATATGCATTTGCATAAGCAGATGGATAAACATCAAATTTTGATCTTGCTTTGGCTTTGGCTCTGCTCCATTTGTCTGGTGATGTAGGTATAGGTTTTTTCTTGGCTTCATCAAGTGCATCTTCTACTACTGACTTCAGCAGTCTTGCCGCATCTTCTGCAGATTCTTCAACTGATTCGTCTGCAAATGACCCAACGTCACCTTCGATACGTGCTTTGAACTCTGCAATAGTACCTATAAGTTCATCTGCCATTAATTCTTCTTCTTTAGACTGAAGTGCATCACTTTGGTCATCAGAGTTAATTGTGGTTAATATATTATACAAATTATTCAATGAACTTTCTAAATCTTGTCTTGATGATGCTGTTTCTTCTTCAGCAACATTTTCTAAAAGATCGAGGTCATCTAATTTGTCTTCAATCCACTCATATGGATCACCATCTCTTGCTTTTTGTGTGCCATATGGCATATCACCTGTGGCAGAAAAATATTGGAATAATGCATCGAATAAATTCGCTTGATCATATAATGATTCGCCATCTTTAAGTGCTTTATATTCTGCAGGGTGTTTTGCAAGTATATCCATCACTGCTGAATGTTCATCTTCATTTGTTTG